AGTGTATGTAAATACACCTAGTAGGAGCCCTTTATGGGAGTAATCAAATTAATGATTACTTGGTAGATCCAAAGAAGCCATTGGATCGAATACTCTCCCAGTCGTCAACCACCAAACAGTTGTATTTGTCATACAAGACGATACGCAGTATCGTCTTTAATGACAATTGTACAACTGGATGGTGGCACCCTGAGCTAGAGAGTAAACTAACCTGTTAGGCTGACAGGAGGAAGTCCAGAGCGCTCTGCACGTATTTATGCGTGACAAAACCGCTGGCACTTATTTAAATATATAATAATGAAAAACTTACACCTTACAATAATATCAAGATTGATAAAGTTATTGTTTGGCGAAGATTGTTCCATTATAATATCTAAATTCCTATCTTTATTTAATAAGATGCGTAGAGCGTCAGGCTTAAAATATACAATTGCATATTTTAAAACTTGTCGTCTACACATTACAAGGTTTATGTGTAATAAACCTCTTTTATCAAATAAAGATGGAGTAGCAGTTGATTCTACCGGATGACCTATAAGGATGTTATTCCTTAAAGAATTAACGAAGACCCGTAAGGGTTGACGTATAATTCTTACTATCTTGTCTTATACGAGGGGTGTAAAACCCTCGGCTAAGGAAGATAGTCAGATTATTCCGGACTACTCATCAATTACTAAACCATATACAGGAAAGTGTTATACTATTCCTGCATGATTTATTAAAAGATGAATAGACAAGAATCAATTATTATTATCAAAACCTTCCTATGATTTGAAAGATCACTATGTAAGTATGAAAGCTAGTCCTAACGGACCAGCCACATATTCATCATTATGATCGATCCTTACTCTTTCTTATCCACAATTACAGAATTTAATTGATCTTATGGGTGAGTTTAATGATAAATATTTATCATTTTACAAAACCGCATGAGACAATGAATTCCGTAGTGAAGGTAAGTTAGAGTGAGGTCAAATTAATGGAAAGTTATCAATTGTAAAGGACCCTGAGTTAAAGAGAAGAGTTATTGCTATGGTTGACTACCATAGTCAATTTACTCTTAGACCTATACATGAAGGTTTACTTAAGTTATTAAGCAAGCTTCCATGTGATAGAACCTTTTCTCAGAATCCTTATCACAATTGAGATGATAATTATAATTCCTACCACTCCTTGGACCTTAGCAGCGCTACAGATAGATTCCCAATCAAACTCCAAGAGAAATTACTATCTTATGTATATAAAGATGGTAAATTCGCTAGAGCTTGATCTGAATTGCTGACAAGTAGAGCATATCACTCAAAAGTTGGTCCACTTCATTATAAAGTGGGGCAACCGATGGGTGCTTACTCTTCTTGAGCAGCCTTTACCTTAACTCATCATCTAGTCGTTGCATGAGCTGCTTGATTAAGTAACTCATACAATTTTAACCAATATATAATTCTTGGTGACGATATTGTCATCAAAGATGATACTGTCGCAAAGAATTATATAAAGGTTATGACTAGATTGGGTGTGGAGATCTCTCCTCACAAAACACATGTAAGTAAAATTACATATGAATTTGCAAAGAGATGGATCTCCGACGGTAGGGAGTTATCGGGAGTACCGTTAAAAGGAATCTTAGCACAATGAAATAATATTGGTATCACATACCAAACATTATCTTCATGGTGTCAGAGAACCTTGGTACAACCAATGCCAATTCTGGATCTAATTTGTAGGTTATATAGTAATCTTCCTAGAGGAAAGAGAGTTAGTTCATTCTCTTCCCTTAGAAGATCACTATATGATTTCCACAATGCTATGAGATGATCCACTGGACTAATGACATATGATGAGCTACGTGCTTATCTATGTTCAAAAGTCCGGAAGGATGATTTCATAGTCCCTCCTAGTAATTTAGTTCCTCATTGAATGAGGCAATTACTATCAGAGGGGCTTGTGGATGAAGCTTTCAATGTTTCAAAGAACATTCTAACAGAATACGATAAATTTGAAAATAAATTCAAAGATAAGTACCCTGATTTGAATGTTCTTTCTCAATACCCATTGATTCATGGTTACGTAAATCATTTACGTAGTATGAAATCAAAGATTCAAGATTACAGAGATAGTAATGTGACATTACTAGACTCTGCCTTGAGTTTGAGAATTGAGAAAGCTGATAAAATTGTAAATCTTTTCCGTAATAAAGCGGAAAATATTACAGTTTTATCAAAACTTTGAAACACTTCAATTAAGACCCTTCATCCCGAAAGAGATGAATGGTACTTAATGGCTAAGCCACACTTGGCGTGTGAATGTGACCTGCTTCCACTTAATCCTTGAGAAAGTGCACTGGATAATAATATTCAGTTTACTTTATCAAAGTTTAAGCCGATGTTAGATGGAACCATACAAACTAAACAAGAGACTAAAAGCTCTTGAGAATCCCTCGATTGAGGAGATTTCAAGATCGATTAGTAACTTTATCAGTCTGCAGATTCATCTG